AGGGGGAACATATCTATCTTCTGTTTGATAGGTTCTTGGCGCATTTCCTCCAATATGCCAAGTAAATTTAAATTCTTCAGTAGTATCTTTCTTCTTCATGAATACAAACATTGATGATAATACCATCAAAACCATAACAACAGCTAATAACATCTTGTTCTTTTTTAAGAAGCTTATCATTTTATTTATTTGAAATATTTTTTAAACGAAAAAATGGGTTTTATTTAATTTAAAAAATTTTATGGGAAATAAATTTTATCTAATTTCTGAAAGGTAGGTTTCAACAATTCCTTAATTAATTTACATTTTTCTTTTAATTCTTTTAATTCTTTTGATTCTTTTGGATATTTGGATATTTGGATATTTTGGATATTAGGACTTCTTTAAAGAAAATTTCTAACGCTTTCTCAAAATTTTGTTTTTATATTTATTTAAATTTATTATGACTATCCAATCAAAACATGTTTGTTGATTTTGTCGAAGTTGGCACTTGTGATTTTGATACACTTATCGAAAAAGCAACAAATGTCACTTTCGGATTGAGTATCGAAGGTATCAAAACGTTCCTGGACAAATTACCAGACAAACCGAATGTTAAAAAAATTAACTGCATTATAAGCGATTGTGAAGGTGATGAATACATCTATACGGTTCATCCCAATTTGTATTCCAAATTACCCGAATGGGTTAGAGGATCGAATTCCATCGCAAAACCACACCCCATTGTCGTTCGATGGTTGACCCAAAACAAACTACCCTTGGACATATTTGTTCGATACAAAGTTCCCAAAAGAACACTCTATAATGTGCTTCAGGACAACAATATATCGTCTATCGATTATTTAAAAGTAGATGCGGAAGGACACGACGAGTTGATTTTAAAAAAACTCTTATCCGATATAAATGAAAATTCCAACTTTAAATTACTTCCCCGAAAGATTCAGTTTGAAAGTAACGAGCTTCATAAAGACGAGGATGTAAAGGAAATGATAAATTTGCTAGAACAACACAATTATAAATTTATAAGCAGAGGGTTTGATGTTGTTATGGAACAAATAGGTTGAAAAATAATCTAATTCAAATCATGGAAATTCACCAAGATTGTTCCATATTCAATTACAGAGATATTGCCGATCTTATATTCTATAAATTGGATTTGAGACCACTACACAATTGTGTTAGAATACAAGTCTGAAATATATATATATATATATAGCGATTCATATATAAAGAAATCAAGTTATCAACTACTACAACAATTTTTACAACCGATCCAGATAGTAAAAAATATAAGGACATATGCGAATCTCTCGTGGGATCCGAGAGGAAATATTCGTCCGAAAGTATTAGATAGACATTATCTTTTGTACCCCATAAACAATACCAATAACGACAAGTACAAATACAACTACACAAGCGACTATAAACAACATTTTTTTATATTCACGATTTCATAGAACTCATTCAATTTTTTTTTTCTTTTTAACATACACACCATTCTCCTTCCTGTAATTCATCATGGTTTTTTGATGAATGTTTTTCATAGTGGATTTGACGAACTTTCTAACTTTTTTATCTATCTCCTCTTCGTTGTTCTCTACTTCGTCCTCGTCCATCTCCAATTCATCAAACAACTCTCTAGGAATATACCCGTCCAATGCCAAGAACTCGTACGCAAAATGTTTTAACATATTCTTTTCCCTCTCTTCTATCAGTTTGATTCCCAAATCATTCTTCACCTTATTATACGCTTTGAAATATCGTATTATCACATCAATCATCTCCTCCTGTATATCTTCGATCTCTCTATACTCCCATTCTTGATCTTCATTCATTATCATTACACTATTCCCGAATTCTTCCGTTTTGATTAATGTGTTATTTTCCGGTCTTTCATTGTTGAAATATATATCCTCTATTATCTTCGAAAATCCATATATCCCCTTCTTCCCAAATATACGCAATCTATCGATTATGTTCTTGTCCTTCTCCAAATATTTTATATCCTCCTTACCGAATATGTTTATATGAATATTGTTATTATTCGTAATATTTGAAATGTTGTTTGTTATGTTATTAGAATTGTTCATGTTTATATTTTTAATGTTATTATTGATGGTCTGAGGAATTACTATATGTTCAAGTTGTGGTTCTGCTGATTTACACTTTACAAATGTTTTATGCTCGTATTTACCTTGTCTTGTCGTAAAATACTTCAAGCATTTATCACATTGATACTTGGTTTTTACATTATTATCCTTGACGCTATCCTTGACGCTATCCTTTACGCTATCCTTTACGCTTGTTTTAGTATCATTAACATCATTATTAATATTTTCAATACCATTATTCGTCCTATGACAAGTGTTTTTTCTATTTATGTGTCTATTAAAATTTATTTTGCGATTGGTAGTGTATCCACAAAATTTACATTCATATATCATTTTAAATACCATAATATATAATTACTTAAATAAATCACATACACTCAATACTTTTGCTCGGTTTATTATTTGTTTTAAATGAACACCATTATCGTTCTATAATAAATATAAGTTTATAACCAAAAATCGTACTCAACAAAATATAGTTGAGTATCTCCAGAAAGTGGAAAATTCAAAATCCTCAAAACTTTTTTGGAAAAACTATGAGACTATGAAAATTAAAAAAAAAATAAAAATTATATTTTCTTGAACTCTTTTATTATTCATATGAATTTCACAATCTAGATCTTTCGATACAATATTGATTTTGTCTTTCGTTTGGCATACATCATTCTTGTTATATAATGGTTGATTCCACAAAATATGAATTTATTGATAACTTATATATTTATGGAAGATTTTTGTCCTTCACAAAACAAGTCCTCCAATTCAAACTCTTGTATGTATGGGTGAGTTCTTCGTCGGTCTTTATGTCGCGCGTGGCGTGGATCTCAAAACGGTCCTCGTCGAAAAAGCGTGTCATTACAGTGTTCGGGGTTAGAGAAGTGTTGTAAAATGTAGCACAACCAGAAGCGAATGCCCACACAGTTCGATCATCGCTCCAAGTGAATAGATACGGGTTTTTATGACCGTCACACTCAATTCTCCGCACAAGCCCCTTTTCTACCAATTCCCCCTTCTTTATATCACGCTTTGCGAAAGCACCCATTCCTCCATTTTTCATGTACGACTTGTTGACATATACATTCGAACAGTCTACGCCAGACATTGTAGATACAAATGTAATATCTTTTAAATAAATTTGCAATTATAGATTATCATATTTATCTTATCAATATATTGCGTTGCTCCCTATTTAATCTTCTTTTCAAATATATGTTATCTCTTTGTAACAATTTGTTTTGATTGCTCAATTCATTCATTAGATTCTGTTGTTCTTCTAGTCTGTTCTCCAAGTGTATTATCTTCTCTTCGTGATTTGTACAAATGTTTCCCATTTTGAATTATAATACTAAACAAAAAATTAAATCATTTTGTAGTAAATGACTCCCCGCACCCACATTCCCCCTTCGAATTAGGATTATGAAACACAAACTCCGATCGCATCCGGTTCGTTTCATAATCCATTCTCGTGCCTATCACATGCATCAACACATTCGGTGATATTACAATGTTAACACCATTTTGTTGCACAAGTTCGTCGTATGGCTTTACAGTATTCGTGTAATTCATCACATAGGACAATCCGCTACATCCTCGTTTACGAAGATCCAAACGAATGTATTCTTGATTTTCCTTTTGTATTAATTTTTGTAATTGTTTTACTGCTCTTTGACTCAATGTTAACACGGCTTTTCCCTTCATGAATATTTTTCTTTTTATATAACACTTTCTTTCTTCCCCCATTATATCCTTTCAACCTTTGTATTGTGCTTAACGCATCTTCGATCGCCATTCTCTCTTTCGGGTTAGACCTGGTGGTTTGTTCCACAAGTTTTATTAGACCGTCATATATAGAATACTCCGAATGGGAGGTGCTGTTGGGGGTGTTTTCCACCGTTTCCAACATGTCCTCTATGGTTCTACCGATCCCAAATATGTCGAACTTATCCAAATATGGTTCAAATAATTTATTTAATTTATAAAGATCACTTGATACTAATTTACTAGACGAACTATCGTATACACACCCAATCTTTTCGTCATATATCTTACCTATTATTTCGTCGAATACATCTGGAAAATACTTTCTATATTTGGATAGAAAAGTTTTGTTGTTTTTCATATTTTCCAAAAATATCGTTTTGGTATCGACAAATTTCTTTTTCCAAAATTCACATATACCATACTTCAAATCATTTGTATCAGGAAATATGTAACCTTTAAGTTCTTCGTATAGCCCCATCTCCTTCGACCAGTATCTGTAATTCGCCCCGAAGGCGTTCTCGAAAAATGTGGAATACTCTTGAGATAATCCAAAATCTATGTATTTCGGTTTATTGTCGGCGGTTATTACGATATTTGCCGGTTTAATATCGTGATGAATCACCTTGTTGTCCTTGAAAAACTTACCCCCTTTGATCAAATACTCCGCAATGTCCAACACATTGCTCACGGTTAGTTTGTTTTGTTTCATATAGTCGTCTAACGCGATTCCCTTCTCACTATACACAACCTGCACGATTTTATGAACATATTCCATGTTATTTTCGACCAACTTCTTACATTTTCCGTATTCCAACTCGACCTGCTTCAATTCGTCCAAATTCAATTCACACATACTTACAGGCACTATCGTATAATCGTTATTCACATCTATTCTGCTCATCAATCTTCCCTGATTGAAATCCTTATGGGCTTCCGCTATATCAGTAAACACCTTGGACACATAGTTGGATTGCTTGCTGTTCGTATTGGTGTTCGCATTCATTATGTTGCACTTCTTTATGGCAGGATGAAACACACAACCGTATGAACCCTCCCCTAAAAACTTTCCTCCCCTTATAACTTTTTTGGTTGAAGGCATCTTGATTTTATATTATGATGATGATGACATTTTAATTTTGCTTCGCCAAAGTTCTTTTTTATTATGATTGTATCATCTGTTTTGATTACTAGACGATGTTACAGCGAAAGAAGAATAAGTGAGATGGTGTTGTTACGATCGTATGAAAATTGATATATCGTGAAGTATGTTTTTCTTGATTTGTATTTTTTTCAAGCATTTTCAGACTCTTCAGAATTTAGTGGTGGTGCTTGTGGTGGTGCTTGTGGTGGTGCTTGTGGTGGTACTTGTAATGGTGTTGAAGAACTTCTTTTAAAGGGTATTAACTCGTTTACATTATTTTCTTTGACATCAGGTGGTGCTGATGGTGCTGATGGTGTTGATGGTGGTACTTGTAATGATGTTGAATTACTCGGTGTACCTTCAGAAATTCCCGATAATGATTTTGTAAGGGAACGACTTTCTTTCATAGCGTGTACATTTTGTTCTGATTTCATTTCCTGTTG